AGAGATGAAAAAACAGGGGATTATGGCGAATTCGTAAGGAGTTGAAATTGAATGCTGGATGATTTAAAAATTCTTCTGGGAATTGATGTTTCCGATAGGGATTCTGATGAAAAGCTTTTATTGATTCTGGAATCTGTGCGAAATCGTTTGAAACTGCTTCTCGGTGGCATGGAAGTGCCATCGAGTATGCAGCATATCGTTACGGATGTGGCAGTGATCCGTTTTAACCGCATTGGCTCTGAGGGTATGTCTTCCCACAGTGTGGCTGGAGAAAGCACTTCGTACAATGAAAATGATTTTTCCGCCTATATGGACGAGATACAAGCGTATCTTGACTCTGTAGACGGGGCAAAACGGGGGAGGGTGCGATTCCTATGAGGTATGATAAAGCTATATATTTTCAAACGGCAGAACACGGAGCGTACAATCCAGAGACTGGTGATTACGCAGATGACTACGTGACGGAAGTGAAGAAGTATGGAAGTGTTTCAGATACTGGGACAGAAACGATGAACCTGATTTATGGCAGCATTAAACAAGGAAGTCTTACAATTCAATTGCAGACTCATTATACAGAAATATTCCACCGGATCAGAGTCGGAAGGAAAGTGTACGGAGTGGATTTTGAGCGGAAACTGCGAACAAAGCACGTGTTTGTAGTATCGGAGGTGCAAAGTGGCAGAAATTAAATTTGAGGGAATTGCAAAGCTGAATAAAGGTTTGAAGAAGCGGATGGATATGGGTAAGTTAAAATCTACCGTAAAAAAGAACGGCTCTGCTATGGAATCAAGGGCGAAAAGAAACGCAGTATTCAAAGGACATTACGCATGGGAAGAAGGGAAAGGCATGGTATTCAAAAAGCCGACAGGGAATTTGAAACGGAGTATAGGTTTAGAAATATCTCCGAATGGACTGAAGGCTACTGTGGAACCGAAGGCAGAGTATGCTGCTTATGTAGAATTAGGCACTCGTAAGATGGAAGCCCAACCCTATTTAAAACCCGCATTTGAGGAGCAAAAGAAACAGTTTGAAAAAGATTTGCAAAAGCTTGTGAGGTGAGATATGGATCCACAGCAAGAATTATTTACAAAATTACTTACAGAGATCAAAGCATTAGGATATGACGTATATGACGGCTTCTTACCGCCGGATGGTACGCCGTATCCTTTTGTTTATCTCGCAGACAGCCAATTGATCGATGATGCGAATAAGACCGCTGTGTTTGGCAGTGTCCATCAGACAATCCATGTTTGGCACAACAATCCAAGACAGAGAGGAACGGTATCAAAAATGCTGTTGGCGATCAAAACCACATGCAGAAGACTGGATCATACCGAAAATTTTGCATGGAATGTCCGGAATGTAAATCAGAGGATTCTTCCGGATACAACAACAAAGCAGCCTCTTTTACACGGGTTGCTGGAAATAGAATTTAGTTTTAGTTAGAGAGGAGAAAAAGCATGTTTAAGACAGGTTTACAGTTATTTGCAGAGGCGGTATCTGGCAAGAAAATTGTCTATTTGTACCGACTTGCAGGAAAAGCCAAAGAAGAGGCTGCGAAAAATCTTGCGTTTACGACAGAAAATGGAAGAACAAAAAGCAAGGATGCAGACTCTACAGCAACGAAGGATGGAACGATTCGCACACCTGGGGCTGCGGAAACAGAAATCACGGCCACTGCTATCCTTGCGAAGAAAGATAAGTTAATCTCCGAGTTAGAGGACGCGATGGATTCGGATGAGTTGCTTGAAATCTGGGAAGCAAACCTTGAGGATCCGGCAGAACCTGGTCCGAATAAGTTTAAGGGCATGTATTTCCAGGGATATCTCACGGAATTTGAGATCATATCCTCGGCAGATGAAAATGTAGAGGTGTCTCTTACTTTTGGTGTTAACGGCTCTGGAAAACGAGGGGATGTTACTGTAACTGCACAGCAGCAGGAAGTAGCAGCTTATGTGTTTAAGGACAGCGTGAAAGAGGGGGAATAATGCCCTCTGACGATGTAGCCTTAATCGGCAGAGGTAAAGTAGGAAAGGCAAAAGTAGGAAAAGAATAGATCATGTACATAGAGGGCGGCGAGACCGCTCTCTTTTAATGGAGGTAAAAAATATGATGGAATTAACAATTAACGGACAGGTGTACCAGTTTAAATTCGGAATGGGATTTTTGAGAGAGATCAACAAGCAGACAAATGTCCCGGTAGACGGTGCGCCGGGAGTAAAAAAAGACGTAGGATTCCGGTATGCGCTTATGAACTTAGTAAATGGTGATCCGGATGCATTGGTAAACATTCTTGATGTTGCGAATAAAGGGCAGAATCCGAGAGTGACAAGAGGCCTTTTAGATGAGTATATCGACGATGAGGACACAGATATCGATGATCTTACAGAAACAGTAATGGGTTTCTTAAAGAATGCCAATGCTACGAAAAAAGCTACGGACGAGATCGTGGACGCTGTAGAGAAAGAGAAACAGAGAATGGAAGAGGAAGAAGCGAAGAAGAGAGAGCTGATGATGTAGATTTTGAAGAATCCTACAGAGAGGTGGCGTTGAATTGTTTCCGATATCTTGGCTTTAAGAGCTTTGAAGAAGTGGATAGGTTGACAATTCCAGAATACACCTTGCTTATGGAGGTTGTGCAGCTAAGAGAAGTAGATAAGGACTATCGAAATCATCTGCAAGCATTCCTAAATTTTGCTGTGAAAGCAGAGAAAAAGGTCGGAAAGAATAAGACTAAACCAGTTTATCAGAGATTCAGAAAGTTTTTTGATTACGAAAAAGAAGTAGATTGTGTGAGGAACCGAAAGCAAAAAAATGAAAGATTGGACATAATCGGCAGAATGATGAAAGGAGAGTGATGGCATGGCAGAAAGTTTTTCCGTAAAGGCAATATTATCTGCGCAGGATAGAGGATTTACGTCTGCTTTCAAATCTGCAATGGGTACCGTAAGCAATTTAAAAAGCACGCTCACAAGTGGAATCGGATTTGGAATCATGGCCGGAATTGGACAAAAGGCATTTGGTGCTGTCACATCCAGTATTGGCGGTATGGTGTCGGAATTAAATTCTTCCAGTGCTGCATGGAAAACATTTAACGGAAACATGTCGATGGTTGGCAAAGGCGCTGACGAGATTGCATCTGTAAAAAAGGAATTGCAAGAGTTTGCAGAAGATACTATTTACAGCGCATCTGATATGGCGAGTACTTACGCTCAGCTGAGTGCAGTAGGTATTAAAAGCACGAACAAGCTTGTAAAGGGATTCGGAGGGCTTGCGGCGGCAGCTGAGAATCCAAAACAGGCAATGAAAACTTTAAGCCAGCAAGCTACACAGATGGCAGCGAAACCAACAGTTGCTTGGGCAGACTTTAAACTTATGATCGAACAGACTCCGGCTGGTATATCGGCAGTCGCAAAAGAAATGGGCATGACTACCACGGAGCTGGTGCAGAATGTGCAGGACGGAAAAATTGCGACAGAAGATTTCTTTGATGCTATCGCAAAAGTCGGCACAAATGACGCATTTACGAAGCTTGCTACAGAGTATAAGACTGTAGATCAGGCAATGGATGGTCTGACCGAAACAGTAAGTAATAAGCTGGCACCGTCATTTGATGTTTTATCCGGTCGAGCAATTAAATCTTTGGACGGGATAATTAATAAAATTGGAGATCTTGATGGAGATGCAATCGCAGGAAAATTAACTGGATTTCTCGATAAAGCAAGTGGGTACTGGAATGTTTTAAAAACAGAAGCATTGGAAGTAAAGACCGCTTTTGGAGATGCTTTTTCCGCAATCGGCGAAGATCTCGGAAAGATCACCGGTGCGTTTGGATCCACGGAAAGCATTAGTTCTTTCGCCGGTGTAATGGATTCCGCAAGCGGAGCCTTACAAACATTTGCTGGATTTTTAGAGGAGCATTCCGAGGTTATTGCGAAAGTGATTCCTCAGATTCCCAAACTTGTTGTTGCATATAAAGGCTTTAAGATTGCAAAAAGTGTTGCCCCGTTTGTAGGTGCATTCACCAGTGCGATTGCAGGTCTTGCCGGCGCAGGGATTAGTGCGATTGCCAGAAAATTGCTTGGAATTTCCAAGGGACAGAGAGAAGTTGGAGTGTCGAGTAGGGAAAGCATGAAAAGCACTATGGAATCTGCCAAAGCATTTATGATGCTTGGTGCAGGAGTTGCTCTGATTAGCGGTGGTTTCTTTTTGCTTGCTCAAGGAGCGAAAGCTGTGGCGGAATCGGGACCATTGGCTGTTGCTGTTTTAGTTGGAATGGTAGCTGCAATCGCAGGACTTCTGATCGTGGCAAAAATGGTGGCTCCGACATTATCGGCAGGTGCAGCAGGATTTGTTGCATTCGGCGCAGCTGTTGTTTTGGCAGCGGCCGGAATCGCCGTATTAACTATGTCCGCAATTTCTCTGGCAAATGCAGGCCCGCTTGCAATCGCAGTGATGTTCGGCCTGATCGTAGCAATTGGTGGATTGATGGTCGTAGCGGCTGCAGTAGCTCCCATCCTTACAGCAGGAGCTGTTGGTTTGATTGCATTCGGTGTAGCTGCGGCACTTGTTGGAGCGGCAGTATTGCTTGCGAGCGCAGGCCTTGCGATCGTGGCAAGTGTACTTCCGATTGTCGCCGAGTATGGCTTACAGGCATCTGTAGCTATCGGGGCGTTAGGCGCTGCAATGACGGTATTTGGAGCTGGTACGATTGTGGCAGGAGTTGGATGCACGGTTCTCGCGGTTGGATTGCTTGCAGTAGGAGTTGCAGTACTTGGTGTCACAGTCGGAGTGGTAGCATTCGGTGTCGCAATGGTAGCAGCGTGTGTTGGTGTACTTGCAATGGCGGCAGCGCTATTGGCGGTAAATTCCAACATGAAGTCCATTGCTAAGAATGCAAAGACAGCGCAGAAATCCATTACAAGTATGAAGGATTCTGTGAGTATTGTGAATGACGGGTTGGATGCTCTTGGAAACAAGGCTAAAAGTGCCGTGAAATCTATAGTGAGTGCATTTGACAACGGCGCGGGAAAAGCTAAGAGTTCCGGAAAGAAACTCGGAGACAGCGCGAAAGATGGGGTACAAAGCGGACTCCAGCCAACACAGGCAATCGCAATCAGCATGGTTTCTGCCGTGCTTGCATCTCTTGCGTCAGTGGCGGGCAGCGCCTATAGCAGTGGTCTGAATATTGGAATTAGCTTTGCAAATGGATTAGCCGCAAGCCTTGGAAGAATACAGGCGATTGCGGCACAGATGGCGGCCGCGGCAAATTCTGCAGCAGCATCCCGGGCGAGCCTGCCAAAAACGAGAAGTGTCGTAGTAGGT